TACAACCCCCGTCTGATGAGTTTCTCAAGGCATAGGTACTCATCCACCTAGTGGCAGGGGTAGCTGGAATTGAACCAACATATTCAGAGTCAAAGTCTGATGTTCTACCATTGAACTATACCCCAATAAATTGCCCATCTTTGTGGGCTAAGTAATATATTGGCGCTTCGAGTAGGATTCGGACCTACGACCAATCGGTTATGGCGCTAGAGGTGGGACTCGAACCCACAAGACAGAGAAACTACACTCACGATTGACTTGCACAATCTTTGGTCTATAACACCGCTTTACCAATTAAAGTTACTCTAACACAGCCGATTGCTCTACCGCTGAGCTATCGAAGCATATAAATCTAATTTAATAAGAGAGCGCCACTAACTTATCTCTCATTGATGATACTTAATATCTTCCAGCTTCTAATATATCTATTTGCAACTAAATATATCTTTCACTTATTAAGTCTAATCTGGACATTATCAAATTAGACTGGTCGCTAAGGTCGGACTTGAACCGACATGATGTTGCCACCGAGGGATTTTAAGTCCCTTGCGTATGCCAATTTCGCCACTTAGCGTGGTAAGGCGATTGTTTACTGCTAATGGTACAACCGCACACCTCATAAACCAAAGTTTTAGAAGTTCTTTCTTCATAATTCGTGGTCATAATTACACTTCCATTAAAATCCTTCTATAGTAAAGATTTAATTTGGTTTGGTAATCTTAGGCAGGCCTACCCTTGATTACATTTATCCACGATGGAGCCTCTGATAGGACTCGAACCTACAACCTACTGATTACAAATCAGTTACTCTACCAATTGAGTTACAAAGGCAAGCTTGCTCGTCTTTCCGAGCTGTCATCTGCAGAACATATCTTTAAAATCTATCATCTTATACCATCGATATGTGAAATGGTTAGATGTGTTAGTAACTTATTATTTACTTCTCATAATAATCAGCAGTTTGATTACTATAAGCGATAGTCTCTCTAACTTTTTCCTTAATACCATATAGTTGTAGTTGAGTGCGCTAACCCTCAACCTTATAAGGCAAATCTCTTGGTATTAGCATATCTTAACTCAACTATACTTGGTAGTTAGAACTCTTCGCTACCCATTAATGCCTTGACTAACTAAAGGCATTATCTTAATGATTCAAGTCTCATTAAGATTGGTCGGAGAGGTGAGAGTTGAACTCACTGCTTCTGCTTTATAAGAACAGTCCGTTGACCGTTACGGTACTCTCCAATATTTTTATTTTTCATAAAGATTTATAAAATCTTTACCATATTTATTTATACAGTAATCTAAGTAAATTTTCATATCTTCTTTTTGTAATATTAATAATTTACCTTTAAATTGCCTTGACTTTTCTTTAGACTTAGTATCATAATAACCTTTAATTTCTATATATGTATCTGTTGTTGGAATATAGAAATCAGGGTAGTATTGATGTTCCTCATTCTCGTAAATATAAGTAAAACTTTTCTTATTTCTTTCAAATGTGATATTATGCTCTAGATTATAAATAACAAAAGCTAATTCCCATGAAGATTGACAATAATAACCTTTATAATAACCTTGTTTTCCTCTACCTGAACCTTTACGCGGTTTTAATAAACAAACTTTCTTCATTGTATCTGAAATCTTTTGTCTAACCTCAGGTCGTTTAGCATTATTATGTAATTTGTTGAAATTAGATAATTTCAATCTTGTTTCTAAACTAATTTCAGGTTTAGGTAATCCTAAGTTCTTAGCTTTAGTATAATGATTACATCCTTTTCTTGTTCCTCTAAAATTAAACCCTTTTATAGGACCATATTTTTCATATGTTGTTAATTGTCTATTAGGATTTAATTTGCATAGACGCTCATGATTTCTAAGGCTATTATCGTTTTTGCACTCTTTATTACAAAATTTACAATTCATTTACTTAAATCCTTTAAGTTGTCAAAGTTCAATCTAAACAGAGAGATTGGATTTGAACCAATAATATACGAATACGATACTCTAACCAACTGAGCTACTCTCCGTTATTGTTCAATTTATTTATCGAACAATATAATATACAGTGTAAATAAGTTTTAATCAACCAAATTTACTTATTAATTTTTATGGTGGAACTGGAGGGATTCGCACCCTCTTCCATAATATCTTAATTAGGTAAGTTTTTATATCACAATCTTTTTGAGTCGACCATTTTCATTAAGTCAGTGGTCTTTACTCCTACCTCGTCTGCTAACTTGGTCCTTTATGGTCTGACCCATCTCGACTAGGTTATTATTGGCTTTAGTGGAACTATATAACCATTCGTTCCTTCACCTGATTCCTTAAACCTCAAATAGTTGCCCTGTAGGTGTCCTCTGGACTATTGTTTTGGTGCTACTAATAATTAAGCAGCGATTGCAATGTTGTTTGCAGTTAGTTTAATGTTGTCTTTCCAACTGTCATGTGAACTTACATAACCTTGAGATTATGTCGAAGCTATTCAGCCCCATTGGTATGATGTAGGTAATGGTGGTGATTGATACCTACATCAATGGTCGGAACGGAGGGATTTGAACCCCCGATACCTCGCTCCCAAAGCGAGTGCCTTACCCCTAGACTACGTCCCGACGCGTCGCTGTCTTTCCAGCGTGCCATCTTTTATCGCGATAGAAGAATCTAGCCAACAGATTTTGTTTTTTGCTATTACCCAAATATAACTAAAATAACTTACAATAATTATGTTCTTTTTACCTTCATCAACAGGTTCTAAATAATAATTATTTAGTTATACTTGGCGACTGGTTAACTAACCAATCCTTTTAGTCCGTCTGCTGTAACAACCAACTGACTAACATCTTCTGAGGATTTGAACCTTTAGGACCAACTTAAAATTAATTTAAGTCTACCGAAGATGATTTATTGGTGTTATGTCATATTATACAGTAATAATTTGGCGACTCGTGCGAGAATCGAACTCGCATCATCTGATAGACAGTCAGATATAATAGCCTTTATACCAACGAGCCATTTGGTGAGTCTAGAAGGACTTGAACCTTCGACGCAGTGGTTAAAAGCCACTTACTCTACCTACTGAGCTATAGACCCTTATGGTCGTCTCGGTAAGAGTTGAACTTACGACCCCCGCCTTATCAGAGCGGTGCTCTAACCAACTGAGCTACGAGACGATATGGTGGAGATAACAGGATTTGAACCTGCGACAAACTGCGTGCAAGGCAGCTACTCTACCAGACTGAGTTATATCCCCATAATTTGGTGCTGATAGCAGGACTTGAACCTGCAAGACTTGGTTTCTAAGACCAATATGTATGCCAATTCCATCATATCAGCATATTGGTACTCCTAGCGGGAGTTGAACCCACATTACCACCGTGAAAGGGTGGTGTCCTAACCATTAGACGATAGGAGCTGGATCACTATAAGAGAATCGAACTCTTGTCAACGGTGCCACAAACCGAGGTTCTACCACTGAACTAATAGTGAATGGTCGAGAGTAAGGGACTTGAACCCCTAACCAATACCTTGTAAGGGTACCGCTCTCCCAATTGAGCTAACTCTCGATACTAGTCTTTCCTAGTAGTCAGATTATTTTTAAGGTTGAAATAACAAAAGTTATAACTTGATTAGCTTGTTTACGATTCCATAAAGGACACTTACGATTAAACCTAATCGGAATAATAGCTCACCTTGACGACCAATCACTCGTCTGTGGTGCTTGGAGTAAGACTTGAACTTACCACACCTGATGCTTCAAACCAGCGCTCTACCAACTGAGCTATCCAAGCAAATGGAGATATGGGTTGGAATTGAACCAACAGATATTGGTGTTGCAGACCAATGCTTTAACCATTTAGCTACCATACCTTTGTGGTGGAAGGGGATGGATTCGAACCATCGAAGTCGTGAGACGACGAATTTACAGTCCGTAGCATTTGACCGCTCTGCAACCCTTCCATTGGCGGAAGATAAAGGATTTGAACCTTTGATACCTTTCGGTATGGCAGTTTAGTAGACTGCTGATTTAAACCACTCATCCAATCTTCCATTGGTTGCGGAGCTCGGATTTGAACCGAGATATGACGGCGTATGAGACCGCTGAGTTACCAGTACTCTACTCCGCAATAAACGGTAATCTAATCTTTTATTACTTATAAGTTAAAAGATCTTAAGGTGGATTACCTACACCTTTATTACGTTAGCTTTACTTATAGTGAGAAAGCTACTTAAAGACCCAGCATTACCTGAACCTAACGTTTACGGGAGTTAAGTATCACGGGTTTTATATGAGTTTTCCTTCTCAATTATATTTAATTAATTTTCTTTACTAATACACGATAATGGAAACATTGAATATTATATCCACCTGCCCCAATAGTTTCTATATAAGCTTTACCAAGTTCACCAATAATATAACCATTTAATTCACCATTTTTATTACCGATATGTAACATTGAAGCATCAGTAATAACCCCAGTTACTTTAGTTACTCTTTCAATTAAATCTAAAATCTTATTACGCTCTTCACGATCAAAATAAACTTTAATTAAAGCATCTCTTTTATCATTATCTCTATATGCTCTAGATGTGAAATAAGTTACAATATCAGGAGTACGTTTATTTAATTTTCTACTTTCTTCTCGTTCTTCTTGATATAGTTGTCTTCTTTCTTCACTGGATAAATCATTATTATAATCTTGAGCTTTTTCAATAATTTTATAAAGACGTTCTTTTTCAATTAAATACAATTTAATTTGATCTTGGACCCATGCTTCAGCATTAACTCTCCAAGTATGAACAAAATCTTTAACTACTTGAGGAACAGATTCAAAATCATTTTGTTTTTGCTTTTCTTTATTTAATTTAATTTGCCAATTATCTCGAGTTAAAGTTAAATCTTTAATCTTATGTTCAGTACTAATAATTGCTTCAAGAGTATGAAGATATTTCCAATAAATTTCTCTTACATCATAAGGAAGATAACGAATAGTATCCTGGTCAATATTAGATACATTAAAACCAGCATTACTTAATTCTTGAGTAATAGAATCTCTTTTAGCTTCGTATTTAGCTTTAAGAGCTATTGCTTTTTGAAGCTTTTCTTCTGAAGCTTGTAAACGTTGTTCTAATTCTTTTTCTTCCATGTTTTATTATATAATATAATTATTATCTAAACAACCAAATTTACCTATTATTTTTGAATAAAATTATGATGATAATTGTTATTTACTCGATGAGGTCTCCAGGTATCACCAGGAACCTTAAACCAAGGTTTAAATGGAATAGTTCCATTGCTTACATCATCCTTACTTAATACCATATTATAATGACAGTTAGGACAAGTATAAATAGCATGTAAATTTTTTCCGACTTTTGTCTTATGTTTACATTTAGGACAAGTAAAATTTGTTTTCATTAATTATCTCCTCTTATCTTATTATACAGTATTTGAATAAAAAAGCAGTTAGTAATTTGATACCAACTGCCTTTATAAATCCACAAGATTTTTTAACTTTAATTATCTGTTAAATTCTCCAATCTTTGTCAATCCAGAAATTACTGTAATATCCTGGAAGGACTCCTTTTAATGCATCATAAAATATATCGTTTATTCCTTTTATGACTTCATTAAACTCTTTAGCGGCTTTATCACCAGTTAGCGATATTGTATATGGCCCAAATTTATTAGTAAATGCTTTTACAGCTTCATATTTCTTTTTGCTAGCTTCTCTTACTTTAACACTAGCAGCATTAATAACTTCAGCTGCTTTTTGTTTTGCTTCAGCCATAATTTCATCTGCTTTTTGTTTTGCAGCTTCATGAATACTTTTAGCTTCATCTAATTCTGCTTGAGCAGCTTCAATGACTTTTGCTAATTCTTTTTTACTAGCATTTAATTTTTCATCTTCAGCTTTCTTAGCAGCAATTGCTTTATCTAATTCTTCTTGGATTCTTTTTTGTTCTTTATCGAACTCTTTTTCTGCTTTGACACAATCTTCTTCTGTATCAAACGGTTTTTTAAGTTTTTCTGAGTAATATTTCATAATCTTTCTCCTTTCCTTACTAGAGGACTTACCACTTAGGACTTACCTCTTGACTTATTAATTTGAAATCTTGTGAACACCTTTAATGGAATCGAACCATTATTTCAACTGCCAGTAAGGTGATATAAGCTAATTTAGTCTAGCTTAAACTGTGATAATGTAGCCCCTCAACTCGCCTTATCACTGAGCATCGGCGAATGCTCCCCCTCATACACTTATTATAATAGTAAATAAAAGGAGGTTAAAATTATTACTATTATTTAAAGGAGGTGGTTTTATATGTGTATGAATCTATATCTTCCTTTGTTTACAATAAATTTAGCATATAAATTTATGTATTTAAATAAATTTTATTTATTGAATAGGTGAAGTATACCTAGATAGATATTTTTCACCTTCACTTGTTATAAAATATTCTCCATCTAAATAACCTGATTTTAATTCAGTTATTTCATTCATCTTATAATCAGTTTCAGTTGAATATAATTTAATTTGTTTAGTGCATAAACGCATTTCTATTTGTTGATTTCCCATAAATAACCTTTTATAACATTATTTTATCTATCTTAAATGTCTTATATAGTTTAGTTCCTTGTCTTTTATCATCTGCTCTAATATTTAAATAACAAGGTGCATCATCTGTTGGACGGTATCCTTTATCTGCTGCATATCCACCATAAACTAATACTGATGGAGCATTAAAATAATATTTAGTTTGTTTTTCAATACAACCAGTGGTACGATTAAAAGTAAATACATTTCTTGAACCTTGAATTGGTTGATGTGTATGTGCTCTAATATATAAGTCTGCATTTGCTACAATACCATCTAAATCTTCTAAAGCATTCATAGCAGCACCTAATCTTCTTCCACCACCATATGCTCCATGTTGGCCAAAAACATTTAATCTAAATGGATTACCATTTCCATCATTACCGAAACTAATACTTAATGCTATATTATTATTTCTATAAACATTTTGTAGATCAAGTTTTTCTGCTAACCATAAAGATAAATCTACACCAACTTCTTTCCAAACTCTATTTTCATGGTTACCTGGAGTCATAGCAATAATTTTATCTTTAATTGGTGTTAATAATTCTACTGCTAATTTTTGAGCATCAGCAATACTCATTGTTTCAGAGTAAATATCTGTTTTAGAATTTTTTAAGGCTGTATCTAAAATATCACCTAATAAGATGCAATAGCATTCAGGTGTATTTTTAATAAAATCAATAATTTGTTTTAAAGTATTTAAGTCAGACTCTGCTGAACCTAAATGCATATCTGATAAAACATATAATTTAAGATTATTATTAGTTATATTATTTAATTTAACTTTAATTGGGGTTAATTCTATATTCTCCATCTATACCTCTTAGTATTCCTCGCCATAATAACCAAATACTACAATCTCATCCCCATTTTTTGTAGTATAACTATGTTCGTATGTTTCATAGTCACAATCTTCTATTAAATGCTTGTATGATACAGTTTCAATGTATTGCTCACCTTCAACATATGCAAGAAAATCTTGTTCATCAATCTCATCAGAATCGTCT